CTTCTATTGGGTCCCTTTCCTGTTTTTTTTTACCATGTCATTAGTTTTTTGTCACATTTTTTGTCAGATGGTGACCCTTTGACAGTGGGATGGTAAAAGAGAAATTTTAAATTATCAAAAATGCTTCCTGAAAGATTCTCGTCTTCCTGCATTCCTAGCTATCAAGTTTCTCAAAGGAGGGAATCCTTGGAGCATTTCTTCCATCGTAATCGACGATTTACGCATCAACTTGGTTATATCCTTCTGGCTATTGTGGATTGACATCTCCAACATCCTCTCATGCATCATCCGGGCAATAATTTCCCAATTATTCGGCCCACCCAAATTATCAACTAATTGAGAATAAAGGTGTTGAAGAAAGTTATAGGCAACTAAATTGGTTCCCATCGTATCATAAGCATTTCCAATTGTTGACATTATCTGATCTATTAACGTTCGATCTTCCGATGTTCCAAATGCTACTCTATGCAAATACGTGTCTAATGGTCTAAATGGAACAACCGAGGGCATATCTACATGATCCATTTTCATATAAGATGGAATCTTAATCAAATATTTTTTTAAAAATACGATTCCTTTCGTCTTCAAGCCCCCATAGTTATCTATTTCGCTTAGAGGAGTAACATTTTCTCGGACGTCTCGGGACATTAAGTCACAAAATTCTGCTAAAAAATCCACAAAGGCTTGTTCACCTAGGATTTTTGACAATCCCTTAACCGTGCGAGTTATATGATCATCTCCATAAACTACTATATTTTGCCACCCTCTCCTACAACACATGTCAATTATTTGGCGAAGGTGAGGATTCTTCTCCCAGACATATTGTACAAATAAGTTAAATAATAACAACATTATCCAGGAATCACCATGACTTGTCTCATAAGATCCAGATGGCATTTGTCCCATCACGACTCTCCACTCATCGCCAAAAAAATGGGTTATTCTAGCAGATATCGCCTCTAAACAATGTGTTACCATAATTCTATAAGTCTGTTTATCATTCATATCTTTGAATTTATAGTAACGTCCTCCGGTAATTGTATAAAGTTCCATGAAGAACCTTTTAATTCCCATATCCAATCCAGTGATGTCGCCATCACCTATTACCGGTCGAAAGAATTCTCCAAATTCTTTAACAATGGCATCAATTTGTTCATCTGTAATTTGGAGATATTCCATCAATCTTTGACCACCACTTCCCCACCAAGAATCACCGACACGAATTGGTCCGTCTCGTTCAATTCCTTGCCTATGTTTTTGAACATGGGCAACCAACATATAGTCAGTCGCAAAAGGGATAACATAATTTCGAAACTTCAATTTCAGTTCTTCTAACATCTTCTCGAATTTTATTAGTTCATCTCTACACCGATATTTTGATTCATTATATTCACAGTAGAGCCGCTCAACCTTTTCATGGATAGAATAGTCATTAACGGCTTCCATTTTTTGGACGATTACATAGGCCATATCATTACGCTTGACTTTAATTCCTTTTTTTGCACCTTCGAGCGTTTCAAGATAATCTCTCTTAGCGTATTCCATTTGATCAATTTTTTTTCCTGCAACAGTATGAGCAATATAATTGCCGTCATCTTGGAGGACACGTCTACTAATTCCTGATCTGCATCCAGCAGAGGACATTGATGGAATTCCCGAGAAAACATCATGATCGGGATCATATTGATATTGCCCGATATGCTTATCCACGTCCATCATTGCATACATTCTATCCATCGCCTTCTTCATTATTGGGGCCAATGCTCGTAGTTTTTTGTTTAATTCGTTAGTAGGTTGATCAAACTTACGAAGTCCATGGATTAATTTCGTCTTATAGAGATCTTCTAATGTAGAACGTTGATACTGACCGTATCGCCCACCGGTCATAACTCGATTGAATGAAGACATTTTCCGACAAATTTGAGCCCTAAGAGTTAAATGTTTAAGATTATTTTCAATAAATTCCCAATTGGAGCCATCAGAGTTAAGAATTTTTGAAACCTTAAAGACGCCCATGTCCTCCAACATTGAAATTGTTGGTCGCATACCAAATTTTGAAAAGACAAAGCAATCCCACAATTTTAGTCCACGAGCAATAACTGGACCTGGATTAACTAAGTTTTGTGAACGTGTACCAGAATTTTTTTTAAAGTAAGGAGGAATTTTAATCATATTTGAGAAAACTTGACTACTAAAACAAATTTTAACATATTCCCAATCTATTCGTTTACTTATCGGTACTATTCTACCACTAACAAGTCCCCATGTAGAAGAAATGTGTGCTAAGCCCCTAATTATCATTGCTACCATTGTCTGACGAGTTTGATACTCGGATCTCTTGACAGTATAAGTGTAATTATCAAATATCGGATCTAATAATTTAAATTCTAAATTGCACTCACAAGCATTATGATCTTTGCATTCGATATTCGACCAAGTCATCTTAACACGTTTAGACATCTGATTGAGATAAAAAAGAAATTTTAATATTGCGTGCTCAGATGTCAATTTTCGTACTATGTGCACCGTAATGTATACGTCGTCAGAAAGTGACGACACTAATACTCTCGTGGTTAAGATGGGCGTCTAACA